ATCCTCCCGGAGAACTCTACTGCCGCATGCCTCCTCCACGCTCATCATCCTTTCGAGCGGAAGAGGTACGGGATGCGGTTGCCGATTTCCTTCTCGATGTAGGATGGGCAACACGCCGTGTGATTGATGCTTTCGATGAGATACGGGAAGTTCTCGGTTATGGCATCTAATCAGGTCCTTACCCTCCCCTACGCCTATCAGATAAAATCTGTACGACAAGCTCACCTGTGGAAAGGGAGAGCACTTCTCGCCCTGGATATGGGGTTGGGGAAATCCTTTGTTGCTCTCCTCTATGCACTTCGGCATCCAAAGTTGCGTCCCATAGTAGTTGTGTGTCCCGCTGGTGTGAAGTGGGTATGGGAGCGAGAAGCGAAAACTCATGCCGGGATGTTTGTGGAAGTGCTGGAGGGAATGAAACCTCCCTCACATGGGATTCCTCCTCTCCATTCCATTGTCGTAGTGAATTACGACATTCTTGGACCCTGGTTGAAACATCTCAAGGCACTTCGTCCCAAGTTGGTAATTCTCGATGAGTGCCACATGCTCTTATCGAGAACTTCCAAGAGGACGAAGCTGTGCCGCAAGTTGTGCAAGGGAGTTTCATCCGTACTTGCCCTGAGTGGTACTCCGGAAGTGATTCGGCCAGTAGAACTATTTCCTGTTCTCAACATTCTTCGGTCCGACCTGTTTCCCAACTTCCACGATTTTGGGCATAGATTTTGTGGTCCTAAACTTAATCAATTCGGCCAGTGGGAGTTTCGTGGCTCCTCAAACATAGAGGAATTGAACAAACTACTGAAGCATGTCATGGTGCGGTATCGCAAGCAAGATGTACTTACTCAATTGCCACCAAAGCAGCGTATTGTCGTACCACTTGAAATCGTCAACAAGAATAAGTATGCAGAAGCAACCAACAATTTCTCTCTTTGGTTGAAAAGGTACAAACCGGGAAAGGCACATAAAGCAACAAAAGCTAAAGCCTTGATGATGGGGGGTTATTGTAAACGACTAGCTGCTCAGTTGAAGTTGAAGCAGGTATTTGATTGGATTGACAATTTCCTTGCTGATTCTGCTAGCAAGCTAATCCTTTTTGCCATTCATAGAGACATTGTAAAACAGCTTCACGAACGATATGCCAAAATATCAGTGGTGATAGATGGCTCGGTAGTGAAAGATAAACGTCGAATTGCCATCGAATCTTTCAACCACGATAGGAAGATACGTCTCCTCATTGGTAACATCAAGGCTGCTGGGGTTGGTTGGAGTGCCACTAACTGTTCTGATGTGGCTTTCGTGGAGTATGAATGGGCTCCTGGTATTCATACTCAGGCAGAGGATCGGGTTCACGGTTTGAAGCGGGGAGTTAAGGGCGTTCGGGCAACAGCGTGGTATTTGGTAGCCCGTGATACGATTGAGGAGAAGTTAGTGAAACTTCTTCAGGAGCGGCAACGGGTAATTAATCGGACGTTGGATGGGGATAGAGATGGTGACGATTTGAGTATTTTCGATATTCTCACCAAGGAACTTCTCAAGGCGGATTTGAGTCGTGCGGTACGCAATCAATAACAAGAAGGATAAGCCAGTTACTCCGGATTCTGGTTGCAAGGTTGGAGCAATATACCACCCTGGTATTCCTCTAGTGTTGCGGAAGCGTTTTCGCGAACTATGCCGGTTACATCATAGTACGATGGTTTACGAAATAGCTGCTTTCATGCGGGATTACGTCAAGTATGGAGGTTTCCCACGCTATCGGAAGAGGAAGAAAAATGTTAGATTGGATTTGGGATATGCTTGTGATGGGGCTGAATTGTATGAAGCGGCCAAATTGATGTTTCAGGCGTTGGCTGAGATAAAAAGTGGTTCTCCTTTCCTGGAAAAACATAAAAAAGCACTAGATAAAGGTGCAGAAGCATTGGAAAAACTTCTATCAGGTAGTTGAGCTATGCAATTTGTTGACATACTCGATAAGTATGGAATAGAATATCGGGAAGGAGGAGGACACCACCATGTTATGGAGGGGTGGGTGGGATTTCGATTGTCCTCACTGCGATTCTGGAGGGGAATTCCACGCTGGTTATAATCTGGATGGAGGTTATACCAATTGTTGGCGGTGTGGACCACTCAACCTTTATGAAACGCTAACTGAAATCACTGGCAGTACGTGGCATGAACTCAAAATACTTCTTGCAGGTTTACCAAACCGAAATCGAAAATCCGAACATGAGGTTTCAGGTCGCAAATTACATTACCCAACGGGTATTCAAGACCTCCTACCTTGCCACCGTGCTTATCTCAAACAGCGAAGATTCAATCCCGACTCCCTGGTTCGCTTGTGGCAACTTCGTGCTTTGGGCTTATCCCCCCGTTTGCCATGGCGGATTTTCATTCCAGTCCTAAGATCTGGTAAAACGGTTTCTTGGACTACTCGCAGCATATCCGATTCCCATCCTCGCCGTTACATTAATGCCGATAAAAAAGAAGAGATCATTTCTCCTAAACGTCTTCTATTTGGAGAAGATTTCGTAAGACACTCCGTGATTGTGTGTGAAGGACCTTTCGACGTTATGCGTATCGGTCCTGGTGCAGTAGCAACGATGGGTTTAGCCTATACGCGAACGCAGGTTTCCCGGATTGCTCGTTTTCCCATTCGCGTGCTTTGTTTTGACAATGAACCGGATGCACAGAAACGAGCGAATAAATTGTGTGCCGATCTTCAGGTATATCCCGGAAAAACTTCAGTAGTAGAAATAGATGCAAAGGACCCCGGTTCTGCTTCACCACGCGAGGTAAGGCAGTTGCGTAAGTGTTTCCTCGATTGAAGTTCCTTTTTCCTTTCTGAATCCTGCCAACGCAATTCTAGAGCCGATTTCCTGCTGTTCTTTAACGCCAAAGTTGGTATTATCCGTTGACGTTCTTCTACGGAGGATCGCCAATGGCGGCGAAACTACAAAAAAAGCGAACGATTGCTAGTTGGGATGATTCGTTCTACGTCAAATCCTATCGTTTTGCCCATTCCGGGCTATCTAACAACCAGATTGCCGAAAACCTTGGTATCAGTCCTAGTCGTTTTACTTCGTGGATAAAGAGCAAACCGGCTCTCAAGGAAGCCTTAGACGATGCCCGTACTGCTGTGGTGAGTGAGAAGAACCAGGAAACGTTCAAGGATTATGTTTATGGGCGTCTCTCACCACGGCTTCAGCAGTTATGGGATAAGATTGATGCTTGTGAAAATCTGCCTAATGGTATTGAACGGGTAGAGCAACTATTCTCCCGTGAGGGCACTGACCGTACTCGCCAGTATTTATTTCTTTATGCTTTGATTCATTGCAATTTCAACAGAAGCAAGGCTTGTCAGAAAGTAAACATATCCTCTACAAAACTGAAGCAATGGGAAGAGGATCCCGATTTTGCGGAAATAGTGTCTAGTGTTCTCACTACTCGAAAAGATGTTTTTGAAGAGGCGTTGGTAAAGAAGGTGATAGAAGGGGATTCGGCGTGTGTTATTTTTGCCAATAAGACTCTCAACCGTGATCGTGGATATGCCGATCAACTTGATGTAAAGGTGAAGGGTAAGGTAGAACACGACCATTCTCACGAACACAAATTGAATATCAATCTTGAAGAACTTGATTTGACAGTTGAGGTAATGAAGGCGGTTTTGGATGCCATTGAAAAACGAGAGAAGGAACTTGCTGGAGAAAAGCCACTTCCCAATGGAATCAAGGAACTCATCCCAGTAGGACTTCCCGTACCAGTAGCTAATGGAGTAGTGAATGAAATCGTCAAGTAATTTACCGCTGGTACGGAAGAAGTATACGAGGAGCATGTCTCCAGCGTTGTGGAAATCTTTGTCTGAATATGTTGTAAAAGAACTTCGTGGAGATGAGAAGAAGCCAGAGTTAGTCCGGCCAACTACTCCTGCTGCTCCTCCGCCAAAACAGGAAACTGTTAAGCCAAAACAAGTCTTACAACCGAAACAAGAGAAGCCTTCTCAACCTATTCAGGAAGAAAAGCCAAAGGAGTCTCCAAAACCCTTTTCGCAACCATCTCCGAAAACCTCTTCCCATTCAGATAGGCGTTCCACGATATATGCTCGTTATCTGAATGGGGAGTCGCTAAAGCAGATTGCCAAAGACTATGAAGATTTCGAGCCATTTGAGGTCTACATGGTTGTTAAATATGAAGCAGCTAAGCGTGGGGATCTATTACCGGAGAAGCCACGGGCCGGTATGGATCCTCATAAACAAGTACAGGTAGCTAAACCGCCGGAAGTATTAACACCGCCACCGGAGGGGAAGGTTCCAACAGGGAGGATAACCAAGGCTGAACAATCAGCCATGTTCGATGATGTAGCGAATGGTGGAATGACCTATACGGATGTGGCTAAGAAATACGGTGGCATTCTAACTCCGGAAGGAGTTGTTTCAGCAGTACGCAGAGAGGCGGTGGTACGGGGTGTTCCAATTCCACCAAATCCTTACGACCGTTCTGGCAAGGCTCAGTTGAGTCAAGATAAAGTGGCTGGTATTTATGACGCCATTGATGCTGGTCAATCTATTGAGTCGGTTGCCAACAAGTTTCGAGTAAGTCCAAAGAAGATAGAACAGGTATACCAACGGGAACAGGAAAGAATTAATTCATCTTCAGAAGCAGTAGCGGAGATGAAGAGAAGACGAGAAGAAACTGCAAAGAACGCAGAAGAACTAAAAAGGCAGAAGGAACAACGGGAGGAGGAGTTTGCAGCCCAGCGAGCCGGTAGAAATCAGGCAGTATATGAAGCAATCTCTCGTGGAGAAAACTCAAAGGATGTTAGTGCCAAATATGGCATCGGTGAAGTTACGGTAATGGATATTGCCAGACGGGAAGCAAGAAATCGTGGTACGAAACTTCCACAAAGGAATGCCAACGCTATCCGTAGTCGTACAAGTGCTGAGATGCAGGAGAGGAACGATCAGGTTTACGATGATTTCTCTTCTGGTTCTTCTTTGGCTTCCATTGTA